AAATAAATTATATGGCAAACAAAATTAAACCACATTTAAGAAAAAAAGAAAATAATATGATACCAAAATTTAAAAATACCCCAAACAAATCCTATCACATTGGTGGGAAAGAAATATGGCATTCTCGTTCAGCCGCTGTTAATTTAGCTATTTTAATTTGGACATATAATTTAGAAGGCCCCTATGTTCTGGCTTCAAAACGTGGTCCTACTGCAGCAGATAATCGAGGAAAAATGAATCTCGTTGCAGGATATTTCGACTGGGATGAATCAGGAGAAGAGGCTATTTATAGGGAAACCTGGGAAGAATGTGGAATTTATCTTCCCGATATAATAAAATCTGCAGAAGCAATAATATCCAATGATCTTGATAATCCATGGTATACAAACACGAAACCAACGGAAAATCGTCAAAATATTTCATTGAGATATGGTATTGCAGTGATTTTAAAAACTAATGAATTGCCTGCATTATCTACAGAATATAATGAACAGCCTGGCGAGGTTGAAGACCCAATGTGGATTCCTATAGAAGATATTCACAATTATCAATGGGCTTTTAACCATGATCAGGTTATACTCGATTATTTTAAAAGAATCGAAAAGATCATTGATGATAAATAAAATAAAAAGATGGAAAAAGAATACGGAACCGTAACCTTCTTAAATTCAATAAAGGACACATTTCCCTATGTCGAAGCAGCCATAATGATTCTCGATAATAATTTCAATTGGTGGAAATCTAATTATGAAACCTTTGAAGAAGTTTTGGCTAATGAAGTAAGAGGAATTGCAAAAGAACCTGTTGAAATAAGAACTAGATTCACAGTTTATAGTGGGCCAGATGAAAATGTTCAGGTTGTTAAGTGGAATGGTCCTGCTATCGAGTTTACATTTGTCGAAACTACCTCCGATGTTGTATTAAAAGTGAAAAACAAAATTGGCAACACATGGGAAGGACACAAACTACTTACAGAAGACAATAAGTTATTTGTATTGTTCGAATAGTATACAATCATTTGGCATATTAGATAAATATTCACATTTCCAATTGTTAATATAGGAATTGGTTTTTCTTGAATTTATATATCATGAAAGTTTCAGAATTATTTACAGAAAAGTTTCGTCCTAAAAATCTAACTCAGTTAATTGCTCCTGCAAGAATAAAGACTGAGCTTTCACAAGGATTAGTTCAAAATATTTTATTATATGGATCTGCTGGAACAGGGAAAACATCTTCCCTATTCATATTAGCAGAGAATCACCCATATCTTTATATTAATGCTTCATCAGAACGAGGTATTGATATTATTAGAGAAAAAATATCCAAATTTTGTTCAACCATATCACTCGAGGGAGGCCCTGAAAATCTTAAATGTGTCATATTAGATGAGATAGATGGTGCCACCGAGGAGTTCTTTAAGGCCCTGCGGTCGGTTATGGAACGATATGCATCTACATCAAGATTTATTGCTTCATGTAATCATATTCAAAAGGTTCCTGCACCAGTTCAATCAAGGTTTCATATGATTTCGTATGATGCTATTGATAAAGACGAAGAAACATATTTAATCGGAGAATATAAAACACGAGTAGCAAAAATATTAGATGCTATAAAGGTAACTTATACCGACGAAGTATTAACTAAATTTGTTGTCAATGATTTTCCAGATATGAGAACTCTTATGAATAAACTTCAAAGTTTTTATCTTCAAGGAATAAAAGAACTTAATGCAAAGAATTTTAACATAAATTTTGATTTTAAAGATCTTTATGAACTTTGTTTAAAAGATAGCAAAAATAAAGCTTATGATAATTATAAATTTATTGCCGGAGAATATAGTTCTCGTATAGACGACGCATTAAACGCTCTTTCGATCGATTTCATTGAATATATCAAATCAAACGTGCCTGAAAAAATAGATAAAATTCCAATGATAATAATTTCAGTAGCTGAACATCAAGCACAAAGAACGCTGGTCATCGACCCGCTTGTAACACTGCTTAGCTGTGTTTATCGCGTACAAATTATTATTAATAGCTAAACAATAAAAGCTTAATATATCAATAATAATTTTGTATTTAATAAATTATTGTTAAAAGAGTCATAACTTTTTATGAATATATAAATAAAACATATATTCATGGAAAAAAAATTTAATTACGTTTACATAACTACTAATTTAATAAATGGAAAACAGTATGTAGGTGATCATTCAGCTAATAACTTAAAAGATAAACGATACATTGGAAGTGGACAATTAATTATTAAAGCTATTAAAAAATATGGAAAAGAAAATTTTAAAAAAGAAATTTTAGAGCATTTTAAAACTAAACAAGAGGCTTTTAATGCGCAAGAAAAATATATTAAAGAACATGATACATTAGTTCCAAATGGATATAATATAAGTCCTAAAGGAGGGCACAATGTTAAAGGTTGTTTTTCTGAAGTATCCAAATACAAAATAAGTAATTCATTAAAAGAAACATATAAAAATAATCCGGAATTACGTGAAAATCTTCGAATGAAAGCAACTGGAAGAAAAGCATCAGAAGAAACAATAAAAATTTTAAGAACCGTAGATAGATCAAAGTGGAAAATTTCTGAAGAAGGATTACAGCATATAAAAGAATTTGCAAAAAAACCTAAATCAGAAGAAACAAAGAAAAAATTAAGTGATTCGCATAAAGGAAAAAAACATACAGAGGAGACAAAACGAAAAATAGGAAAAGCAAGTAAAGGACGAAAAAATCCTAATTCCTATTTTATTACTAATAATCCAAATAAAAAATTATCCGCAAGCGATAAAGAAAACATTAAAAACCGACTAAAACATAATGAAAGAGTCAGCAATATTGCCAAAGATTATAATGTTACATTATCTGTTATTTATATAATCAAAAGACAAATATATGGAAATCGTTTCTATCGTAAATCTTATTTTTTAAATGATGAAAAAATTAAAATAATAAAAGAAATGTTATTCAAAGGTGAAAAAATAACTCATATAGCAAAAAAATTTAATGTTCCGCGGGGTGTTATTTATAAAATACAAAATACAAATTATAATGAAGAAATACTTAAAAAATTAAGAGTTCCAAACACATCTTTCCTATATTAATTTTTTAGCATGCTTTGGAAGTACATTTAGAAGACCTGGAGTTCCATATTGCGATCAGAGTTTGCAGATAGTGTTATGAACAGAGAATTTTATTTTCATTTTCAGGACAATTATGTGGTTTAACAGAATTTTAACAGAAAACATTTTTATTTTTAACTTTTTTAAATTACATTTGACATTATGAATATTCAGACTAAATATAATCCAGGAGATTATTTATTTTTCATAAAGAACGGTAAGAAAAAAGGAGACGTTAGTATACGTCCTGTTCAAGTTTTATCCGTAACAGCCGTTCATAGTAATGGTCAAAATGACGAAATCACCTATAAAGTTAAAGAAATATATACTGGATTTGGAACATCTAATGATGAACATGAAATAGAAGAAGATTTTTTATATCAAAATGAAGGAGAAATATTAGCTTTCTTCAAAGGAAATATTCGATCCTTTTTGAATAAAAATAAAGAATTCAATGGAAGGATTAAGGAAGCAGAAAAAGATGATTTACCATTTTGATTTACATTTTTCAAAATGATACCTTGTCATATTTCCTCCTCTACCATTAAGTCCACAATATGGACATTTAATCAATTTTAAATTACGATGTTTGTTTTTTAGAGATTCCTTTATTTTTCTTTTATGTTCATCAGTTAATTTTTTATTCTTATTCCACGGAATTTTTCCTATTCCCTTTCCTTGTTTTGCCATGGATTGTTTTATTTGAAATTGATTAAATTTTTTTAGGCCCTCATTTTCACCATAAATATTTATAAATCGCTGTTTATGTCCAACCCCTTTAGGAAATGTTCCCTTTCCTAATTTTGATTTACTTAAATTTCTTTTATGTTCATCTGCGAATACTCTGCCTTTTAATTTTTCTGAAATTTTTTCTCCCATTTTTTTCTTTGACTCCTCTGTATGATGTTTTCCATACATTCCATTTTTTTCAGCAAATAATCCCCCAATCCTACCCGGCCCACCATTAGGATTCCAGGGTCCGTTTAAGTTACCTTTTACCCAAGGTTTTTTCATACCTTTATGTGCTTCACTTAATTTTCTTTTATGTTCTTCTGTAAATATTCTACCCTTTAAAGAAACTGATTTTTTTTTTCGAGATTCTTCCGTAAATACTCTACCTTTACTGGCTTCTCCAATTTTTGTTTTTGTTTCTTTATTCATAGGTCCACGTTTCTTAGCTTTTTCAGACATTTTTCTAAGACTTTCTTTTGAATATTCCTTTTTAGACTCCCCACCAGTGGTTAAATTATATCCATTTGGATATAAAGTATTGTATTCTTTAATATAATTTGTTTCTAGGAAATCAAGGTTATCAGCAGAATTTACTTCTTTAAGAATTTTTTTACTAAAATTCTCTTTACCATATTTTTTAAAATCATGTAAAAGCTTTTTTCCAGATCCTAAATATCCATCATTTATATTATTAGTTGAATGTTGCCCAATATATTTTTTTCCATTAATTTTATTGGTTGTGATATAAACATAATGAAAACCTTTGTCATTTCTATTCATATAATCCTTTATTCTATATATCTTTTTATAGTTTGTAGTTATGGTATTTTTAACAGATTTTTAATTCAAGATTTATAAAATAACTAATTTATTTGATTATATTTACTAATCTAAAAAACATAAGATGACAAACGTTATATTCGATTTATCGAACATTTTTTTTTTTTTTTTGGGGGTTTTTTTATATACGGAGTTTTTGTTTCAAAAATTTTTTCTTTTATAAATAATTTTAAAATTCACAAATTAATAGTAAAGTTTTTGTTTCTG